CCTAGGAGAAGGCTCGCATCGCCGACGTCCAGGATTTCTGACGCAGCTTTTGGCCTGATGTCACGGAACTGGAAGCTGCCGATTTTTTCGGCCAGGAGAGTGTCGCCGAGTTCATTCGCCTCTTTCTTGGCCTTTTCCCGAGCCTTGTCCCACCTGTCACGAAGCATCTTCGCCGTCATGCGTTTACCGCGCGCGCTCACAATCAGATAGCTGCAAATGTGCTGAGCGTTGCGCTCGGCCATTTTCGCGATCAACTGCCCTAGGCTGTTTGCCTCATCGCCGACAGTCATCTGGATACGCAGCTTCTTGTGCGTCTTGTTCTGCTGCACACCCAAGTATCCCCCCTCTATGTCATCCTTCCGCATGACCAATACATCCGCCGGTCGTTGCCCGGTCAGGTAAGCCAGGTCCATCGCGTCTTTCAGCTCTTGAGCTGCCTTCTTGTAAACAGCAACCCAAACCACGTCATTCGCGTAATAATCCCTCGGAGTCTCCTTGTTTTTGCGAACGCCTTGGCAGGGATTTTCTTTGGTCGTCAGCCCCCATTCCCGAGCGATATTGAAAACATGGGAGAGGATGGCGATCTCACGGTTAGCCCGCACCTTGGCCGTCCGTGCATCCCGGTACCCAGCAATCGTGGCTGGGGTGATCGAGTCAATAGGTGCGCTGTCGAACATCGGTCGCAGTTGCTTGATTTCCGCGAGGTTGTCCTTCTGGGTGCGCGCCGCTTTCTTGGAGACTATGTCGCGGATGTATCGGTCGAAGATGCCCTTCATTGTGCGCAGATCGAGCGGCGCTTCCTTGGCTTCGAGTTCGGCCCATTTGACCCTGGCTTTGTCCAAGTCTTTGCCTAGCGGTATCGCCTTTCCCAATATGTCCAGGTAGTAGTAAGCAATCCAAGTTTTTCCGCTTTTTCGGGGGCGTGTCCACTGATACATCCTTGGCGGTAAATTACGTGTTTCGGCTTTGCGGGGACGCATTTCAATTCACTCGTGAGAAGTCTGGCGTCCATACTGGAGCTGTGGGTGTAGGGGGTGGGTTGAGAGAAGTAGGTATCACAAAGCCCAGCTTCATTCGGGCATAGTGCCGACCAACTCGTGGGCCGTTGCGGTTTACCTCGAACACCCACTGGCGATCTACTAGCCATTGTTTTTGGGAAGCTGGGGCTTTATAGCCAGTGAGTTCCTCCAGCTCTGCGGGCGAAAGGATTTCGGATTCCATGTGATGCTCCATGTCGCCGCGTGGCGGCAGAAGGTGGTTAAACTTGCTCGCGTTTTAAACGGAGGCAGTGAGGCGAGGGTTGGCATGTATGCCGGGGTTGCCCGGCAGGTGGAAGGTGGTGAATTGATGCTCAGGCAATCGCACATAGCGCGAGAACATCATCGTCACCGCGCGCAATGCCGGCGTGCAGGTCTACGTCTCGCCCCGCGAGCATGCCCGCAATTTGGGCGTTCCAATCGAGCTCGGTCTCACGCGCCTTTCGGGCTTTGCCAACGCCGTTATTGGCTAGGTACTCGGCGATCAGCGCCTTGTCCTGTGATTGCAGGGTTACTAGACCACGACCATCACTTGACGTGGCGATGCTGTCTTCCTCGCCTTGCGGGATTAAAGCCCGAAGCTTTCCGTAGACTTGACCGACCCAGGCAAGGGCGAAGTGGTCACCAGCCGTTTCGGCAGAATACGAGCTGAGATGTTTGCCCGACCGAACACCAGCGGCGTACTCCTTGCGCGCCGTGGTTAGCTTGGTCAGTAGTGCTTCGTAGGCATACAGCGCAATATTCTGAGCTGGTGTAACTCCGACGAATGATGCGCGCTCAACTACTCGTTGCTTGGTTTTGCACCATTGTCTGTTGCGCAGTGAGGTGCAGCTGAACACTTCGGCAACAGCGCCGCTCAACTGCTGATCCCACATAGGCCTACGCTCGTTGCGAGAGAATTGAGATTCGATCTCTCCGACGTCGCTGAGCTTCACGTCCATCTCGGTCAATCGATATTCACGCATCAGCGCTTGTGCTTGCCGAAGTGCCGTGGCCGCTTCGTTCTCATTGGCACTCGTGGATAGGGCCAAGCAGTGCTTGATTTTACGGAGCGCTCGCTCGAGTTTCTTTTCGTCGATGTGATTGTCGGACATAGGGGACTCTCGCAGGTATATTTGGAGCGATTCAAAATGGAGGTTGCAGATGGAACGATGTGATTTGCTTGAACTGGTGAGGCCGTTCAGAACTGCGGTTCGGGAATGCTCATGGGGAGGTTTTCCATTTCAGATCTCGATCACGGACAGGTTTCCATTTGCGTCGTGTGATGATTCATCAATGTTGCTCGCCGCGTATTTATCGGATCAGGGTTTTCCGGGCGCTCTTCGAGTTTCGGGCGCGGGCGGCGGCCAAGGTGGAGAATTGGTTAGTCACGTCTGGCTGAGGTTTGATCGCTTCCAAATAGATATTACAGGGAGCCAGTTTGATGGGTACGACCAACCCGAAATCCTGATCGCAGAGCAAGACGCCTTTCTCGATACATTCGAAGTGGAGGAAGAGCCTGAAATGGCTGATTTCCGAATTAAATTCGTGAACGATCCTCGGGTCAGAGGATATTTTTCTGAGGCCTACGCAGCTGTGCTTTCTCGCTTAGCTCATCAGTTGGTGTGATTCGTTGGGACGAGATTGGTGTTCGGCCTGATATGAAGCAGGCATAAGGAGGTATGGTGGAAGTAGAGGTGCTGAAAAGTTTAAATGATGACATGGTTTTATGGAGATATATGTCATTGGATAAGTTTGTAAATTTGCTGGATGATGGCGGTGTCTATTTTGCGCCTCTTGACTCATATATGACTTCTGATCCATATGAAGGTTTTCCTCCGGCTGTGGCCATTAAAGCAATGTATTCAGTGAGTGATCATGTTTATAGTGATGTAATCGAATATGTGTCTTTAATGGAAAGCTCGAACCATCAAAAAACACCAGAGTTTGTTGCGGCAATACAAAAAGCTAAAGATCAACTGGCAACACGTTCAGCGGTGTTTCGCAAGCTGTTCAATTTGCTGTCAAAAGGGACGCTGGTAAGTTGCTGGTATTATTCTGAGTATCAATCAGAAGCTATGTGGAAGCTTTACAGTGATCAAGGAAAAGGAGTTGCTGTAAAAACTACTGTTGGTAAGCTAAGGCACGCTTTGGAGTCTGCGATAGCGACGGAAAGACAAACAAAGATTTTCCTTGGGAAGGTGAAGTATTTAGATTATTCAGATTCAACTATTGCTCCATCTGATTGTGTTGTCGATGGGCATATTATGCCGTTGCTAAAAAGAATATCTTATTCGCATGAGAACGAGGTGCGTGCTTTTTTGTGTCCTGACCTAGATGTAAATAATTTGGATGATTTTGTTATTAAGGCATATATGGCGCACTGCGATGTTTTTAGTCTTATTGATGGAGTTTATGTATCGCCTTTTGTAGGGAGGCCGTATGTTAAGGCTGTTGGCGCAATTGCAAAATCTTTTGGACTTTCTTGTTCCGTGGAACAGTCAAGTCTTTTGAACGGGGCTGATGATTTATTTCACTGGCTAGATAATGGTGAGTAGTTATAGGGCATCAGTACATCAATCGATGTAGGCCGGTTTGGTTTGTGAATGCGCCGCCGTTCAACTCTTCGAGGAATGCTGCGGCGTCGGTGGGAATGGGCATGGCTGTTTCTCCGGGATGGCCAATAGGCCGCTGGGGGGAAGGTTGAGTTGAGGCTGACGAAGGCGTCGGCGCCGCTGGCTGCTAACTCGCTTCATGCTGCTATCTGCTGATTCCAGACACCCACGGCGTCGAACACCCGGGCGGCCTGTTCTTCAGTCAGCGAGACCTCGGCGGGAATGGCGATCCAGCCTGAAGCGACCCGATGATTCGGATTGCTCTCGGCGACCAGGGCTTTGTAGGTGTCCTCGATCACGTCTTCGAGGTGGGCGGCCAGATAGTTGCCTTGAGGGGCGACCTCTACCGATTTGGTGTAGCGGTGGCCGCGCTGATCTCGACACTGGACGCTGACATAGATCGTCCAGCGATGGGCAACGTCGCAGATTGCTTCGGCCATGCGTTGTCCTGGCGGGATGCTCTTGCAGCTCTTCCTGTTGATCATCCCTTGGCGTCTGCTGGGGTCGATGTGGACCACCGCAACGTGATTGGCATTGAGCAGTGCCCGGATCGCTCGCTCTATCCGGGTCCGCATGTTGTTGGGCTTTCGCTTTTTCATAGAGTCACTGCAACTTGGCGATTGACCTTTGCTTCAAACTGCATGGCGAGGTCGTGAGCGGCCTTGTAGTCGTTACGAAAGGCGCGAGTCTTGCCGGTGGTGAGGTCTTTAATCTGATACATGCCGAAGCTTCCGCCGGCGACTTGGTAGCGCACCGGTTTAGATGGGGCTCGTCGATCAATACGAATGTAGAACCCGGAGCGGGCGGCCTTTGTGCGTTGCAGCAGTTCACCGACTTCATCGATGCGCTCTTGAAATGATGGATGCATGGTTGATCCCTCGGAGTTGGTTGCGTGTATTCGTCAGCTCTTCGACCACCTGCTGGTCGCTATTGGGCAGGGAAGGATGCTGATTGATAAAAGGCAGGCGTAAAAAAGCCCGATCGGAACCGGGCCACTGTTTGCGTCACAAAGACCTACTTAAGTGATCGCAGGTGTTGTCATCGCGGACTTCGACAAACTCGCCTGAATGCGCTGCGTGATTTCTTCTCGATGCACTGCGACGTCCTTGGGCGCGCTTGTCCCGATGCGTACTTGTTGACCGCTCACACCCAGTACGGTGATCGTGATGTTGTTGCCTATGTTGATGCTTTCGCCTGCTTTGCGAGTCAAAATCAGCATTGTCCATTTCCTTGCGTTAGTTGGTTTCCCAATACCGCCTTGTAAGAGGCGGCATCAGTGAAGCGTCACTGCACTACGCGGATTTCATTGCGCGGGAACCACGCCCCGTCAACCAGAGCCATGCAGCCTACAAAGGCGGCGTAGCGCGTCTCTCGGTCCGTCTGGAAGCCGTAGTAGGAGCAAGTGGCCCGAGAGGCTACGTTGCTCAGCAACATGCAGCCGACGATCAGTGCCAGCAGGATCAGCAGAACCTTTGTCGCGTACTTCACGCCTCGATACCGTAGTCAGCCAGGCGCAGACCGAAGTGCATGCCTATTTCCTTCAGCACCACCAACTCTGCTGGCTCGATCTGACCATCAGCCTGGGCAACGGCAAGAACGTTGACGAAGGCTTCCTCCGCGTCGGCCGGAACGTTTTTGATGTCGGCCAGCTCCCGCTTGATCGCCAATCGACCTACTTGAAAGTTGGCGTTCAACTGGCCTGTAAAACGATTGATAGTTTCGGTGATCTCGCTGCCGAAGTGCGTCAAATTCGGGTTGGAGCGAATCAACTCATCCAGCTTGGAAACCTCGCTGGCTTCAATCTCACCATCAGCCGCAGCGACCAATAGGCCGCCACCGACAATGGCCTGCATCAAGTCGCGGTTAACGACCTTCTTCATTTCGGCCTGGGCATTGCCGACTTGTTTTCCGAAGAGTTTTTTCATTTCGAACATGGTGTTTCCTTATTACAGGGGGGAGGGGAATTTCCCGCATGGCCCTGTTGCCAAGGACATGCAATGAAATCTGATTGGGCTGTCAGCGGGACTCAGATACGGCGCACTTAGGTGGGAATCGCCCACGCCGGGTGCGTTGGTCTTTTTGCTGGTGACAGCCTTGTAGCGGTTAGGTTGTTAAAGAGCGGCGGGTGGCCCCGTATTGCCGCTGTGATTCACAGCGACGAACAAATATTGCCGCCGGGGATATTTAAAGTCAATGCCGCCGGAGATATATTTGCGCTCTATGAAAAAAAAGCCCGTGCTGGACGGGCTTGCTTTGGGCTAGATATTTGCGGGGAGGTCCCAAGAGATACGCGCGGCACAGTCATCTTCTCGACGCACTAGTACGTGCTCGTTTTCTGCTATCTCTTCAAGGAGCCGTTTCCAGTCCTCAAGGCATTCATCCGCTCCCTTGCAAATGACTGCCGTTTTTCGTTTTTGGGCAGCGGGGGCGCTGATGATTTTTTGGATGCGGAGTCCAAGAAGCTCAAACGAATTTGACGGTGTTGGTTTGTTTTTTGGCTTTGTCATAGCACTGCTCCATTTTTGTATGGATACACAGTGAATGGCTTGAACCCTAAGCGCTAAAGATTAACGATTAAAAACAATTATTTAACTGAGAAAAGCCCGCAATTTGCGGGCTTCAGGAGGGAGGTGCACAAGGGAATTAGAGACAAATCGAAGGGCTCAAATTTAGATTCTGCCTAGCACCTTGCTGGGGGCAAGAATTGCCCCTACGTAATGGATTTTCTCGATATCAACCCGAGCTACTGTCAGCCGCTCGCCGTAAGCCGAGTTGATCGACATGAGGCTGACCTCTTCTTCGGTCTCGAAGAGAAGTTCTTTAACCATGCTTTGTCCATCAACGGTGGTGACCATCACATACTCACCTGGCACTAGGCGGTGATTGGGTTCGCAGACAGCGACCCATCCGCTACGGATCGCTGGTGCCATTGAGTCACCCTTGAGCCTGAGTGCGTAGGCGTCCTCATCTCTGGAGTAGGTCTCAACCCAGCCAGCTGCCTGGTCAAGGCTTGTCCAATATCCCTCACTGCCGAGCTGTGCGGTGCCTTCGATATTGATTCTGCGAGGTGAGGAATAGATGGGGGGGCCAGCCTCGACATTGGATTCGAAGCTGGACTTCGCCATTTTCGCAATCTCATCAGCCAGTCGAGGGCTGAATGACTCCACGGGCTTGGAAATCAATCCGGCAATTGCGCTAGCGACTTTGGCATTCAGTGCGTTGTAGCCGTTCAGGTACGAACTGACGGAGCCCTGATTTATGCCTAGGGCATCTGCGATCTTTCCCTGAGTCAGGGCGTCACGCCGTGACTTGCCTGTGTTGAAGGCATCCACAGCCGCTTTGAGTGCCAAGCACTCTTCTTTTTCCCAGTCTTCGAGTTCGCGTTTTTTCATTCCACGATTATTCCTAGCGGCGATATTTAATCAAATGCCGCCGGGCTTGATTAATTAAATTCCGCCGGAGATACTTGGTAGGTATTTAATAAAGGAGATCGGCGAGATGAGCCGAAAAAGTCTGGATGAGTTTGCTCGTGCGCGTGGGCAAACCAACGCAGCAAATTTGCTTGGGATGTCCCAAGGGTCGCTCAACAAAGCTCTGCAGGTTGGCCGTGACATTTTTGTAACTGAACACTCAGATGGCTCTTTCACAGCTGAAGAGCTCAGACCATTCCCGGTCCAAAGCGCAAAAAGGTCGCGTCGCCGGATGCTGCCCATTTCATGAGCAAACTTTGAGCGCAACGGCGCCGAGAGAAAACTAGACGATGAAATCGCCAGTGCTAGACACCCGTCGCAAAGCTGTCATTGCCTCTGCCAATGCATTCCCTGGCGGACTTGCATACGCCTCTGACTTTCTTGGCGAGGAGAATCTCAAGCGCTTCAAGAACCGGATTTACGAGTCGGCAGGCGTGAGGCCTCTTACAGACGATGAGGTCTGCACGCTTGAGACTGAAGCCAGAACCACCTTCTTGCCGGACTACATCTGCGCGATGTACGGCGGCGTATTTGTTCGCCTGCCTGAGGTTGGCGATCTGGACAACGTAGACATGCACCAGCGCTCGTTGCGTACTTCTGTGAAGCGCGGCCGGGTTGACCAGTTTCTTGCCCTGGCGCTGGAGGACGGCGAAATCACGGCAGCGGAAGCCGCAGAAATTCTGGCCTTGCACGCGAAGCATTTGGCTGCCCGGCATGAGGAAGTGACCGCGCTGATTGAGTTGCACAAATCGAAACGTCCAGCCCCACCGCCAAGTGGGAAGAGTTGATATGCAGTTCACGATCACGATCAACCAGGTGAAAGCGCTGGAGTGGGGGTTGAACTGCCAGCAGGCGCTGCTGTTTTCCTTTGTCTACGAGTGCCCTAGCTGGGCAAGGCCAATCAAGACCGATAAGGGGATTTTCTTTGCCTTGAGCAAGGGGAAGATCGTCGAGGAGTTACCCCTGCTCACCGACAAACCAGATACCGCGTACCGACTTCTCAAAGGGCTCGAGACCGCCGGGCTGATCGAACTATCCCACACGGCAAACATCAGTTTGTTTCGTTTGACCGAGAAGGCCAAGGAGTGGAATCGCAAGTTGGACGGGTCGGAAAAATATCCGACCTCTGAGGTGTGTGCGGGTCGGAAAAAAATCCGATCTACCTCGGAAAAATCTCCGAGCAAGGTCGGAAAAATATCCGAACAGGGTCGGAAAAAAATCCGAGGAGGGTCGGAAAAATTTCCGACAAATCAGGGTACCAGTAATCAGGGTACCAATCAGGTAACCAGTAATCAGGAGAAGCAGGGTGCTGACGCGCCAGGCAAGTCGCCAAAGTTTGACCCGTTGTTGGCCAAGCCGGAAAACGTCAGCGTCGAGGTTTGGGCCGACTGGTGCCAGCACCGCAAGGAAATCCACAAACCCCTCACCGCCAAGAGCTGTGAACAACAGGCCAAGGCCTTGGCGAACCATCCAACTCCCGATTCTGTGCTGACCCTTTCGATCAGCAACGGATGGACGGGGATCTTCCCCGACAAAACGGTCAGCCCCGCACATCCACTTCCGACCAGTCGGCACTCCGGCTTCGACAGTCGTGATTACAAGGCCGGCACCAAGGAGAACGCCAATGGCACTTTCCGTCTCTAACTTCGGCGCTCAACTGGACCGCAAATTCGGCGTCATCGGCCGTCAGCCGGCGAGCTGCCTGGATCATGGCCCTTACTCGGCGGTCATTCTCAGGGACGGCAGGCTGTCTGGTTGCCCCATCTGCGCGAGCAACAAGCGCGACATGCAAGAACTCGAGCGCAAGCGCTGTCAGTTTCGGATAGTTCAGCACTCAAGCGCCCGGATTCCGAAGCGTTTCGCGGAAAAGACATTCGCCGATTTCGTCGTGTCGAATCCGGCCCAGCAGATTGCCCTGGATGCGTGCAGCGACTACGTCGACAACTTTTCGAAGCATCGCCGGGAAGGGCGCTGCATGTTGCTGTTGGGGAAGGTCGGTACCGGCAAGACCCACCTGGCCATTGCCTCGGCCAGTCATCTGATCAACGAATGCATGGTCAAGGCGATTTACCGCACGGTGGGCACGCTCATCGGCGAGATTCGGGCGACGTTCAATGATCGCTCAGGCGAGTCCGAGGCGCACATCTTGCGTGAGGTGATTGGCGCGGACCTGCTGGTGCTCGATGAAGTCGGTGCAACCAAGCAGAGCGAGTTCGAGCTGGCCACTCTGTTCAGCATCATCAATGGTCGTTACGAGCAATGCCGTCCGACGATCATCGTCAGCAACCTGTCTCCCACTGAACTGAACGACGCCATTGGTGCGCGCTGTGTCGACCGCATCCGCGAAAACGGCTGCATCGGCGTGGCATTCGAGTGGGAATCTCAACGCGGTAAGGAGGGCTTCTGATGAACGCCGCCAAGCAACAAAACATGCTCGCCGGGCAATCGTCGCTCGCCCGCAAAGTATTTCAAGTCGTGCCAATCCAGGAGCGCTGGAGTGCTCACGATATTTTCAATTCTTTGATGGTTGCCGAAACGACGGGCGCCCAGTTTCCGGCCGTCCGTCGCGGCCTGGGCGAGTTGAAGGACGCTGGTCTCATTCGCGAACCCGTTAACGGACACTTCCAGCGCACCGCCATCACCATCACGCCTCAGAGAGAACAAAGCATGTCGAAAGATACCAAGCCGGCCATGGCTACCACCAAGAAACCTGAGGGTAGCGCTCTGGATACATTGGCGGTGCTGTCTGGCGAGGTCATCAGCTTTGCCGAGGAAGTCGGCCAGCGCATGAAAAAGCTCGCCGCGCGTATCGAGGAAGTGGCGTTGTCCGTTGAGGCAGAGCGCGAGATCAATGCTGAAGCACTCGATAAATTCAAGCTCCTGCAATCTCTGCTGAAGGGGGGCTAATGGGCAAGCGCATGGAGATCAGCTCGGAGATGCCTGATCGCCGCCTGGCTATTCCGGATTCGGCAAATTATCGGTTTGCCGTGTTCTGCTGTTCGTACAAGTTGGACTTGGGCAGCACCCCCGATCACGCATTGGCGCTGTTCGTTGACCAGGCAATGGCCGAGCGCTACGGCGCCTGGATGTGGCCCTCGACATTTGAAGTGGTCGACCTGCTTGGCAAAAAGGGCGATGACCAATGACTGCCCCCTTGAAAACCCTGACTGTGAAACTGTCTGATGCCGTCATCAAACAACATGCCATCGACCCGACCATTACCGAGCTGAAGGATCCTCGGCACCCGCTGCGCTTTCGTTACCGTCACGACCGCAGCAAAGGCAGTTGGCACCTGGTGCGTTTCGACAAGGGCGCCAAATGGAAAAAGGCTGCCAACTGGCCCGACGTTCCAGCGCGGGTAATGCTCGACAGCTTGCCGGTAGTGCAGGCCCGGTTGTTGGCCGATCCGTCGGCTGCTGCCACGGTGGATGGTTGGGAGCGGGTCGGGCAGGTGTTGGAGTGGTATGCCGCGCGCCTGAACACCGATAACAGTCTGTCCAAAAGCCGCCGAGGATCGTCGTTGTCGGCGATCCGCTGCCAGTTGTTTCCCGCTCTGGGGGATTTGCCCTTGGGCAAACTCAATGCCGATACCTTGGATCGACACTTGGTCTGGCACATGCAGGCCGAGTACAGCCTGTCCTACGTCAAGTCGGTTTTGGACGTTCTGAAGGTGGTGTTCGGCGCCGCCTTGACGCTGAAAAAGATCACCGTGAATCCACTGCTCGGGGTGTCGTTCAGTCACTTCACCAAGGCCAAAATCAAGCCCAAGGGTGCGCGCTTGCGACACGTCGCCGTGGTGGATCTGCTGGCTGAATGGAGTGAAGCGTTCACCACGGAACCGACGGCCGTGACGCTGCTGGTGTTGATGCTGACCCATGCCACGCGAATCACCGAAACCCGTCTGGCCAAGTGGAAAAACATCCATCTGGATGCGGGGGAGTGGTTCATCCCAGCCGATGACACTAAATCCAAGCGCGACCACCTGTTGCCGTTGACCACGCAGGCCGTGGCTTTTCTGGAACGTTACCGTGCGCAGCAGCGGGCCCAGGGTTACGACGGGGTGTACCTGTTTCCGGCGACTTCACGTGCGGGGCGCCCGATGTCGCGCAGCCAGGCCTTTGCCATTTTTGCCCGATTGGGAGCGGGCGAGTGGACCAGTCACGACCTGCGCAAACTGGCGCCTTCCATCTGGGCCAACCTCGGTGTCGATTCACTGGTGGGAAAACTACTACTCAACCATGCCCTGACCGAACTGGAGCGCACCTACTTTCAGGCGATGGGCGAGGTGGTAAAGCGCAACGCCCTGGAGCGGTGGCACGGCTGGCTCGACGCACAGGGTTTTGATGCATTGCAGGACAAGACAGGAGCAAGACGCGCGAGTAAGCCGGTTGCCCTGGACCCCTCGGGCTGGTTGGCCTGAAGCCGAAAACAGAAATTAATCTTACAAGAGGATTTAAACATGCAGAAAGGGCAGGGGCGTGGCATTAAGAGGGAGCGGATCGAGCTGGAGCCTTGCTCGACCTGCAAGGGCAAAGCGGTAGTAGAAGGGGTGTGTTATGAGCGGATTTGTACTGCTTGCAATGGCTCAGGTTGGGTTGTTCTGGGTAGTAGGTTGGTGCTTTCTTCCGACGAATTAGTTACCCAACTGAGCTTCAAATTGCAGCAGGCGCAGCGCGAAATTGAAGTGCTCCAGCAGGGCTCGTCGATATCTGGCCCGGCCGCGTACTACCAACAGAACAATCGTCGCGGTGCCGGCGGAACGAATTACACAGGGGATTGAGAACATGATGATTCGAAAGCCGGTAGGCCGACCTTTGGGTGATACCGAATACCTGCTGGAGCAGTGGGGATGGTGGCGGATAGATGGGGCCGGTGTCCCAACCTATATCTCACCGACTTTTGCGCTAATGCGTCAGGCAATGCCGCAAGTGTCGGCGAGCAAGAGCTATTGCATCACAGATGAATGGGCCGGAGCTATTGATAGCGCGATTGCGCGGCTCTCACATCGTGACCGACAAATGGGCGATATTATTTGGCTTTACTACGGTGCTAAATGGCCCATGCTTCGGGTTGGCAAGCACTACGGCATAAGTGAAGGGAAGACACGGGAATTAGTGAGAGCCGGAATCGCGTGGATCGATTGTGCTGTCGATGAAATGCGGAAAGCTGCTTAAGCTATTAGCCGATTGCTGCCTGTCGCGACAGGCAGAGAACGACCCAATATAGATAGTCCGTCCCACCAAAGTAAGATTGCAGCATGAGGCCTAACCCTTCGTTCAAGCGGACCGGAATCAACCGAACTGAATCTTGCATCCATTGATACGGGGGCGGCGGTCACTGGTGAGGGGATAACCCATGAGTAACCCCAACCCGAAGCGCCAAGGGCCTGCGATCATGCAGGCCCAGTCAGGTTGGGTACACCGCGATGGGTAACCGCTGTGGTAACCCAACAGCGGCATTCTGCTTGGAGCCAGTATCTACGCAACCTGTAGGCGTTCAGTGCGCGACCTATCAAGCGGCACTCGCCTCGTTGGTAGGATTCAAATAGCAGGCCATCTCCCGTTCGACAACGTCGATCTCATTTAGCCCCCAGTTTGTCAGGGGCGCGGAAGGTTTGCCGGTCGACGCAAAACTCGCCGCCAGCAGACGGGTCATCAGCGTCTTTGCCAAGTCCAGTTGCTTCTGAAGCTCCTGAGCCGCGCGATCAGCCTTGTCCAGGCGCTGTTGCAGGGCATCGCGCTCGGCAGTGATCTGTCCGATACTGGCCATCGTTTCATGTGGGTCGACCATCACTGCCGCTTTTTCTTCCAAAGATTTATTACTCATCAATGTGCTCGTACGCTCAGGTTCAAGGTCAGGCGCGCGCAGGCCTTGCCTCACTGATATCGGCACGAGAGTTTATTCCTATAGTTCTCTGTCGCACTGCTGCGCAAGGCGCCGACCAACGGCAGCGTAACCCATCAGCGAACCCAGCCTAGTTGTGGGTAATTGCACGGACTTGCCCACCCATTTGCATTCGACCTGACCAATCATTTGCATCGGATTTGACCATCACGCTGCATGGCCATAACCGGCAGAGAACGACCCATTGCAGGCACTCCCCAACGACTGTGATCGGGACAAAGCTACCTGCCGAAAACGGTACCAAATGCAGACTGACCGATCGTCACCCATTGGATCAAAGCCAATACAGGAGCGCGATGGTATACAACCAGCCGATGCTGAGGGTGATAGTCAGGTAGATCACCACAAGCATCAGAGGCTGATTCCACATGATACACCTCCCATAACCGCTGTTTTTACATTGGTGCCTGGTAAATTGGGAGTTCCTATGAGCAATAAGGCAATAATCAAGCCATTTGAGTGAAAGATGCTTGGCCGCAAGCCTCGGGCCTTTAGCGCTGCGTTCTAGGCTACTTCCTTCAGACGAAAGTTGACCCTAAATCTCCCCCCCCAAAATGGGATTTCCCACATGTGGGAGAACATTCGTCCGGATGTGCCGCTGATGCCGAGCTCCAACAGTGCCAGTGGTCCGACGCAACACACCGACGCACTAATCGCGGCCAATGCACCCACGACCAGCGAACCTTTGCCGATTTGTTGAGCCATCGTTTTCTCTATTGAATCGATCTAACCTAGAGTCACTTTACACTCCGTACCCGGGTACAGAATCAAGGGGCGTGTGATGGCGACAGGGCTGAGTATCGGTATGTTGGCGGAAGCTGCCGGGGTGAACGTCGAGACTATTCGCTATTACCAGCGACGCGGCTTGCTGGCTGAACCACCCAAGCCGCTCAGCGGTTATCGATGCTATCCACCGGAGCAGGTCAAACGGCTGCGCTTCATTTAAGAGGGCGCAGGCGCTGGGATTCACGCTGAATGAGGTGGGCACACTGCTGACACTGGATGCGGCCTGCACTTGTAGCGAGACTCGGGCACTGGCCGTGCGCAAGCTGGCCTTGATCGAGCAAAAGATGGCCGGCCTTGCCGCAATTCGGCAGGTGCTGGGCAGACTAGTGCAGGAGTGCGATGCAAGCGACGGCGGGGCAGCTTGCCCTATCATCGATGTGCTGAACAGGGAGTGATGCCTGGTTGCAGGGCATCATGCACAGGCGTCAGGCCCGCAACCCGTGCAGTGCAATCGTTAGGCCGCTTGTTAGCGGTCAGGTATGACCGCTTCTGGCCGTTCTCTGCCGATCATGGTTACAAAGCGTGCTGGTCAAATCCGATGCAATAGGTGGTCAGAACGAATGCAAATGACTGGTCAGGTCAAATGCAAATGCGTGGTCAAGTTGGGGGTAATTTCGCATTTGCTGCGGAAAAGCCTTTTCCGCGCGGAATAGACCTGCTTTTATAGCAGCGTGTGTTGCTGTGAACGCAGCGAGACGCCTTTCAAGAACCCGACCATTGAGTCGGGTTTTTTGTAGCCAATTTATAAGCCCTGCCATCGAGCGGGGCTTTTTCGTTTTCGGCCCCATGCCTGGCTCTTTGCTCCGAGCGGATGACAGTGACATGGAGGCCGGACCTATTCGAGGACTACCGATGAACACTGAGCATCAGGCTCTCGCGGATGTGCCCCTTTGGCTGTTGGTGTTGTTGAGCATGGCCGGCTTGTCCGGGGAGATGCTCAGGGCATCAGGCACTGACCTCGGCCTTCGGCAGATCCTCCAGCGTGTAGCCCTGCGCTTTCTTGCGTCTGGCCTGTTGGGCATGGCCACGCTGCTGCTTGCGATGGCGCTGTGGAGCAATTTCTATCTTGCCGCCGGCCTGGGCATCGTAATAGCGGTCATCGGTGCAGACGTTTCGGGCGGCCTGTATACCCAGTTCCTGGCCAAGAAAGCGGGAGTTTCCGACCAGGCTGAACCGTAAGTAGTGCTTTAAACCTCTGTGTCTCGCTGTCGTCGTTCGAGATGACTGATTTGACTTCGAATTATACTTGGCAACTGATAGCTCATTTCCGACATCAGGTCTGTTGCTCCACCGGGATGCCTCTCGTACCTAGCGCTGTAGTAGATGCCAGCGAGCGTTGCAATACGACTTGCCTTTTCGGTGATGTAGTCGTTCTCGCCCTTTAGACCAATACAGAGCTGCTGAATCGCTCGCAAAGCAGATTGGTCCTTGCCAGGCACGTCATAACGACGAAAAGCCTCTTCCAGCTTTTTCAGTGTTTCACGCAATCGTTGAGTATTTTCTATGTCCATCGAACGCCACATTCCTCCACAAGCTAAACGGATATCGCTGATATGGGTCAGCGCAATGCGGGGCGATGGTAGCCCAGAAAACCCAGAGCGGCTGATCAATCTTTATTTCAACGACGATGGCGTGATCATGGCTTGTTATGACCCGCTTAATGGGCCGCCAGACAGCTACAACCCTGACGTAGCGGTTCGCTAAATGGTCAAAATCAAGATCACGCCTGAGATGCTGCCTGTGTCAGAGGCGCTGATGGAACTGGAGAAAAAGCACATTCCGCATGTGCTGACCCTGACCGCTACACGCTTGGCCCAGCGGGTGAAGAAGGGTGAACTGGCCGTCATGGCCCAGCGCTTGGACCGGCCAACCCGAACCACCATGAACAGCTTGTTTGTCAAAATGGCCACCAATAGCAAGCCCGCCGAAGTGTATTTCAAGGACTCTTGGACCTCGGGCATTCCCGCTGATACCTACCTTCAGCAGACTGTCAGGGGCGGGCCACGACCGCATAAGCGCTTTGAAAAGTCTCTGATCGCGCGTGGCTTTATGAAGTCCAGCCAGTTCGCGATTCCTAATCCCAATGTGCTCGACAAGCATGGGAACGTTCCCCGAGGAACGATGACCCGGATCTTGTCGGGCCTTGGCGCTGCCGAAACCTCGCGTGGCTATCAGGCCAACGCCTCGAACAGTAAGCGCAGCCAACGCAAAGGCAACGCCAAGAGCTATTTCTCCGGCATTGTCGGGGGAACAGCCGGTGTGTGGGAACGCAAAGACACAGCGTTCGGTGATGCCGTCAGGCCGGTGTTTGTCTTCAGCAGGAGCGCACCGATGTACCGCACGATCTTCCCGTTCTTCAAGATCGCCAACAACATCGTCAAGGCCCACTACGGCGCGGAGTTTCGCGGCGCATTTGCTGATGCGATGGCCACCGCCAAGCCCACCGCCAAGCCCTGACAACGAGCAAGAAAGGCCAGCTTCTGGCTGGTGATGCTCGACTTGTTTGCCCAGACGAAAATTTAACGGGTCCTCCCGAGGGGGTGGGGGGCAGGGGGTAATTCGGGCCCCGCTGCTTCGCTATATATGACCCATTTTTGAATCGAGGTTGTTGTTTAGTCCATGGCCAATCCGACCATCTCCCGCGAGCCTCATTGGCTGAACAAGTCGCGCATGGCTACGAGCCTCGGCATCACGACTCAGGCCTTTGATAAATGGGGCGTGCAGCCTGTTGCGAAGATCGGCCGCGACGTCTTCTACGACGTCCGGTCGGTGCTGGATAACCGGCTCAAGCATCAGGTGACAAAAGACCAACCTGTCGACGACAACGGTGATCCGATTGATCCGCTCATTGAATACAAACAGGCGCAGCAAAAATTGCGGCTGACAACTGAGCAGGCGGACGCTCAGGAAATGCGCAACAAGGTGAAGGCCAAGAAGCTGGTACCGGTTGATTTTTGCTTGTTCGCATTGTCGCGTCTGAGCGCAAAGCTCGGGTCAACCCTCGACACCGTGCACTTGAAGGTCAAGCGCAAGTGTCCCGACATCGAGGTGCGTCACCTTGAGGCGATCCAGCGCGAAGTCGCCGTGACGCGTAACGATGCGGTCGGCTTGGCTGATCTATTGCCGGAGTTGCTTGATGAGTTTGTCGACACCTTGGATGAGGGCGCTGGTTGAGGGTGTCCGCAAGGGACTCGCCGGCCTCTATAAAGAGCCGCCGCGCACAGCGGTTGAATGGGCCGATGAGCATTTCTATCTGTCGTCCGAGTCGTCCTATCAAGAGGGCGATTGGACGACGGCGCCTTTTCAGGTCGCGATTCTCAACGCGATGGGTAACGACCTGATCCGTGAAGTGAACGTGCTGAAATCGGCGCGGGTTGGCTACACCAAAATGCTGGTAGCCAACATGGGCTACAAGGTCCAGCACAAGAAACGCAACGTCATCGTCTGGTGCCCAACCGATGGCGACGCTGACGGGATGATGAAGCGGCACATCGAAACGATGATTCGTGACAGTCCTGTGGTGCGCGCTTTGGCGCCTTGGTATGGGGTGAAGCATCGCGATAACACGCTGGATGAAAAGCGCTTCGATAACGCCAAGATGCTGTGGTGCCTGGGTGGTACGGCGGCAAAAAACTACCGGGAGAAAAGCCCGGATGAAGTGATCTATGACGAGCTGTCGAAGTTCAATGCGGACATCGAGGGCGAGGGGGCTCCGACCATTCTTGGCGACAAGCGCCTGGAAGGTGCCACGTTCAAAAAGTCCATACGCGGATCGACCCCGACGACAGTGGTTGTCGCTGATGACAATGAGGAAACCTCGGGGGAGGGCTGCCAGATCACACGGGCGGCCAACGATTCCCCGCACCTTCTTCGCTTCAACATCAAGTGCCCGTGCTGCGGTACCGAGCAATACCTAAAGTGGGGTGACCCGGCTACGCCATTCGGTATCAAGTGGGCCGTGGATGAACTGGGGCAGGTGATTAAGGCTTGGTATCTGTGCGAGTCCGGCCATGGCTGCACGTTCGAATACCACGAAATGGTCGCGGCATCCGTCAACGGCCGCTACATCTGTGAGCGGACCGGCATCTGGACGCGCGACGGCATGGCTTGGTTCAGCGCTGCAGACGAGTCGATACAGCCGCCGCGTTCGGTGACTTTCCATATCTGGACGGTGTACTCGGAGTTTGTGACCTGGGCCGAAGTCGTCACGGAATGGCTCAAGATCAAGAAGGACCGGGGCAAGCTCAAAACCTTCGTCAACACCACGCTGGGCGAAGCGTGGGAAGAGGACCAAGGCGAGCAGCTGGAATGGCAGCAGTTGCACGCGCGCCGGGAGATATACCCGCAAGTACCGCCTAAAGCGGTTGCTCTGTTCGGCGGTATTGATACCCAGGATGACCGCTATGAAGGTCGGGTCTGGGCGTTTGGTGCGGGTGAGGAAGCGTGGCTGGTCCATAAGTTCGTGCTTCAAGGTGACCCGGGCAGCATCGAGCTACGGTCCAAGGTCGGCATCGAGATCCACAAGACCTTCACCCGGGCGGATGGCACGGTCATGGGTGTAGAGCGCTGGTGCTGGGACCAGGGTGGTCACTACTGCGATGAAGTCCGTGAGGAATGCATCAAGCACGGCACCCAGTGGGTGATCCCTGTGTTCGGTGCCTCGACCTATGGCAAGCCGATTGCGACCTGGCCGCGTAAAAAAACCAAGGTCAAAGGCGGGCGGGCCTACCTGGTCGAAGTGGGTACCGATAACGCCAAAGAGCTGATTTATGGCCGCCTCAAGATGCAGCCGGACGGCTCCGGTGCGCCTGTACCCGGCTGTATTCACCTGCCGGCCAACGAGATGATTTGTGGCGAAGACGAGTTGCGGCAACTGACTGCCGAGCGTCGCAAGTGGGTGATCGTCAAACATCAACGCGTCCAGCGCTGGGACGCCGGCGGGCGCCGAAACGAAGCGCTCGATTGCCTGGTGTACGCCTTGGCGGCGTTACGCATAACGCAGCAGCGCTTTGGCATGAATCTCGACTTGCTCGCGCAGCAGTTGCCGTCAGGCACCTGGGCTGTGCCGATGAGTCACGAGCAGGAAAGCAAACGGGCCACCGTTGCCGCTCTGACACCGACCACGGTGTCGGTGCCTGAGGTAGAGCCTGAACAATCATCCGACCAGCCCGCCGAGTCGGGTGGCTGGCTTAATACAGGACAAGGCGCATGGCTATAACCGCTCAAGACATGGTGGACCGTTATCTGGAGGCCGAACTGGCCATCCTGCAGGGCAAGGAAATCCTCTTCAATGGTCGCAAGTTGATCATGGATGACCTGGAGGAAATCCGCGCCGGCCGACTGGAATGGGAGCGCCGGCTGCGAGCACAACAGTCAGCAGCGGCGGGGCAGCCGCCGTACGCCTTGGCGACATTCCGATGAACCTGCTGGATCGCGTGCTGGCCCCGGTGTTTCCCGGGCTGGTGGCTGACCGTCTGCGTGCCCGTAGTACGATCATGGCCTTTGAAGCGGCGCAGGCGACCCGAACCCACCAAGCCAAAAAACAATCCGCCAGCGCGGACCGCTCGCTGCAGCGTTCGGCGCGCTCTTTGCGCGAGCAGTGCCGCAAGTTGGACGAAGACCACGACATCGTCACTGGCTTGTTCGATCGTCTGGAAGAGCGAGTGGTGGGCGGCATGGGCATCGCGGTCGAGCCGTTTCCCTTGAGTTACGCCGGGGAAGTGCATCTGGAGTTTGCGGCGCAGATCAAGGCCCGCTGGGCCGAGTGGTCGTTGCGCCCGGAAACGTCTGGCGAGCTGTCCCGACCGCAGATGGAGCGGCAGGTGTGCCGCACCTGGCTGCGCGATGGCGAAGCCTTGGCGCAGAAGCTCAAGGGGCGTGTGCCCAGCTATGAGCATCTGAGCGTGGTGCCCTTCGCTTTGGAGTTGCTGGAACCGGATTACCTGCCGTGGGAATACAACGATGAAGCCAAAGGCATTGTGCAGGGTATCGAGCGCAATCAGTGGCGGCGGGTCCGGGCCTATCACCTGGTCAAGCATCACCCCGGGCACGCCGCCGGTTTTCAGCTGACTTTGACCACCAAGCGCGTGCCGGTCGAGCAGATGATTCACATCGCGCACCGGAAGCGCATCGGTCAAAACCGCGGCCAACCACTGCTGCATGCCGTGCTGATTCGTCTGGCGGACATCAAGGATTACGAGGAAAGCGAACGGGTTGCCGCACGTATCAGCGCGGCACTGGCCATGTACATCAAAAAAGGCACACCGGACGACTACACCACGCCATCGGCGGTGAATGGCCAGGCTGCCGCTGCTCGCAGCATTCCCATCGGCCCGGGCATGGTGTTCGACGGCCTGCTGCCCGGCGAAGACGTCGGCATGATCGAAAGCAATCGGCCGAACCCTTTTCTCGAAGGCTTCCGCAACGGCCAGCTCAAGGCTGTGGCCGCCGGCACCCGGGGCACTTATTCCAGCGTGGCGCGCAGTTATGACGGGACCTATTCCGCACAGCGCCAGGAGCTGGTCGAGGGGCAAGCGGGGTATGACCTGCTGCAACACGAATTTATCGACTACTGGAGTCGCCCGGTTTATCGCGAATGGCTGCACATGGCGATTGCCAGCGGGGTGATCCAAGTGCCGGTCGACGTCGATCCGGACACCGTGTTTGGCGCGATTTACCAAGGGCCGGTGATGCCTTGGATCAACCCAATCCACGAGGCCAATGCCTGGAAAATTCTGGTCGAGGCCGGCTTTTCCGATGAATCGGAAGTGGCGCGGGCGCGGCAGCGCAATCCGCAGGAACTCAAGCGTTCCCGGGCTTCGGAAATCAAAACCAACCGGGAACAGGGACTGGTCTTCAGCTCGGACTTCTATCACGAGACCTATGGAAAAACGCAAAACAATGAACAGCAAAACAAAGCTAAGCCTGCCGATGATGAGGCCGAGGGCCTCGATAACCCCGACGAATAAGCCCGGCGAAAGCTGGTACTCGCTCCGTGCTGCGCAGCAGCGCGGGGTGGTCGAAGTGATGCTGTATGACGAGATCGGCGCCTGGGGGATTACCGCCAAACAGTTCGCCCGTGATCTGGCCGCCATCGGCGACGTGTCTCAGATCAACTTGCACATCCACTCGCCGGGTGGCGACGTGTTTGAAGGGACCACCATGTACAACCTGCTGCGTGGGCATTCGGCGCGGGTGGTGGTGTACATCGACGGTCTCGCCGCTTCGATGGCCAGCGTGATTGCCATGGCCGGCGATGAAATCAACATGCCGGCCAACGCCATGATGATGATTCACAAGCCGTGGGGTGGTCAGGTGGGGGATGCCGATGCCATGCGCGAGTACGCCGACCTACTCGACAAGGTCGAGAGCACGCTGATTCAGGCGTATACGCGCAAGTCGGGCAAGGCGATCGAGGACATTCAGGCCCTGCTCAAGGCTGAAACCTGGATGGATGGCAACGAAGCGGTGGCGGCCGGTTTCGCTGACAACGTGCTTGACCCGTTCAAGGCGGCCGCTCAACTCACTTCAAAACGCATGCAGGAGTTCACCAACATGCCTACCTCGGCACAAAATCTGTTCAATCCACGCGCTTCCGTTCCAACCCCAGCACCGACCCCAACCCCGGCTCCAGCCCCGACCCCAACGCCAGCTGTCGATCCGGCGCCGGTCGCGCTGACTTTGGATCAGATGCGCGCCCAAGTCATGGCGGCGGACGGCGCTCGCCGCACGGCGATCAATGCCGCGTTCTGCGGTTCGCTGGTCACCAGCCACACCGAGCTGCTCAACACCTGCCTCAATGACCTGAGCTGTACGGCCGAGATGGCGCGGGAAAAACTGCTGGTTGCGCTGGGCTCGACCACCACCCCAACGGGTGGACCTCACCACCATGGCCACATCAGCAACGGCAACCTGGTCGGCGATTCGGTGCGCGCCTCGCTGGCCGGTCGTTTGGGGCAGGCGGAAAACCAGAAAGACAACGCCTATAACCACATGAGCCTGCGCGAACTGGCTCGCGCCTCGCTGCATGATCGCGGCATTCTGGTGGCGACCCTTGATCCGATGGCCATGGTCGGTCTGGCGTTCACCCATGACTCCAGCGACTTCGGCAACATCCTGGTGGACAGCGCCGCCAAGTCGGTGCTGCTTGGTTGGGACGAGGCGCCGGAGACCTATCACCTGTGGACCAAAAAGGGCCGCTTGAGTGACTTCAAGGTGGCTTCCCGGGTTGGCATGGGGGCGTTCCCGAGCCTGCGTGAAGTTCGCCCAGGTGCGGAATACAAGTACATCACCACCAGTGACCGTGGCGAAAAAATCCGCCTGGCCACCTACGGTGAAATGTTCAGCATCACCCGACAGGCGATCATCAACGATGACCTCGACCAACTGAGCACCGTGCCTTACAACATGGGGCTGGCCGCGCGCGGCACCATCGGCGATCTGGTCTACGACACGCTGATCCATTCGCCGGTGATGAGCGACGGCAAAGCGCTGTTCGATGCCGAGCGCAACAACCTGTTTACCGGTGCTAGCGCCAATATGTCGATCGAGGCGCTGAGCAAGGCCAAGACCGCCATGGCCTTGCAGAAAACTCAAGTCGAGGGCGGCAAGCCCCGGACCCTGAACATTCGCCCGGCGTTTGTCCTGGTGCCGGTGGCGCTGGAAGACAAGACCAATCAATTGATTCGCTCGGCATCGGTGCCTGGCGTTGACACCAATGCCGGCATCGACAACCCGATCCGCAACTTCGCCGCAGTGATCGCCGAGCCACGCCTTGACGATGATTCAGCAACCACCTGGTATCAGGCAGCCCGCCAAGGCGCCGACACCATCGAAGTCGCCTACCTGGACGGCGTTGAGCAGCCATACATGGAACAGCAACAGGGTTTCACCATTGATGGCGTGACGAGCAAGGTTCGAATCGACGCCGGGGTCGCGGCGCTGGACTATCGCGGCCTGAACAAGTCGATCGGTGCGGCAACAACTAAAGCCCGCTAACGGCTGTTGATAACCCTATACACCCCGCCGCGAGCGGGGTTTGTTGTTTCTGTACAGGAGAAATGCGCATGTCCAAGAATTATTCGGGTCCCGGCAGCACGCTGACTTTTGTGGCACCAGACGGTGGCGCGACGGCGGGGGTGCCGTTGGTGCTGGTTGATACGGTGGTCATTCCGATGGCCAGTGGCGTGGCGGGTGATGTCCTGGTCGGCCATCTCGACGGCGTCTGGCGTCTGCCTGCCGATGCAGCGCTGCTGCAGGGGCAAAAGGTGGCCCTGCAAGCCGGCGTGCTGGTTGATCCGCTCACGGCCACCGGTGATTTGGTGCCATTCGGTAAGCTGATGAGCGCTCCGGTCGGCGGTATTGCCGAAGCGTTGTTGATCCAGTGACCACGCTGGGCCGCTTTCGTGACGTCACGGCCCGAATGGATGCAGTGTTGGTCGATCGCCTCGGCGATCGCGCCATCAAGCCGGACGGCCTGCCGCTGTCCGGTGCGTTCTTCTCGCCCTTTGTCGGTGCGGATGTCGGCGGCAAATCGAAGAGCGTGCGCCTGGGCAATGCCATCGTTACGGATAACGTTCTGGCGCCGACCTTCACGGCTCGTGTGGTGGAGGCAATGGGCATCGAGAAAGATACCTTTCTTACCGTCGATCTACCGGTGGAGCAGGGTGGTGGTCGTTACAAGGTCAGCAAGCGCGAGCCGGACGGCGCTGGCATGGTCACTTTCATACTGAGTTTGAACAATGGATGAGCTGACGACCTTACACAATGCGATCGAGGCGACGTTCCGCGCCGGCTTACCGTCGGTGGTGAGCGTCGAGGCGTTCCCTGAACTGGATGCTGAAGTCGGTCTGCCGGCGGTGTTGTTTGCCCTGACGGAAATCGGTGAAGCACCCGACAACGGCAGCGGCAAAACCTCCCTGAGCGGCCGCTTTCAGGTGTGCATCATGGTCGATTCCACCATCAGTAAAGCGGCCTTGCAGGCTGCGATCCTGGCCGCCGAAATCAGCAAAATCCTGCGCGGGCAGTATTGGGATCTGGACTTTGTCGAAGAGGTGCAGGACGTCCGTGCATTCCCGGACGACTCGATGCCGGAGCTGGCGCAATTTGTGGTGTGGATCGTTGAGTGGAAGCAGGTGTTCCAGATCGGCGAAACCGAATGGTTATGGGCAGTCGAGCCGCCCGGTTCCCTGTACCTGAACGTCGACGGCTGCACCGGTACCGGCAACGAAGACCACTACTTTCAGCCGGAGGATCTGGCATGGGATACGCCAGCGCTGAACACGACCGGATGATCGCGGCGATGCTGCTGCCCTGTGTGGTGGTCGGCATCGATCTGATGGCCGGCCGGGTGCGGGTCAAGGCCGGTACCTGGGTCAGTGCCTGGGTGCGCTGGCACAGCCTGGCCGCCGGCAAGGCCCGCCACTGGCGGGCGCCGAGTCCGGGGGAGCAAGGCGCATTGTTCAGCCCCAGTGGGGACCCGGCCATGGGCACTTTTATCCCGGGGCTGTATGGCAACGCCGGGACGCCGCCGGACAACCGCGATCACGTTGAGGCCTGGTACTTCGACGATGGCGGCTCGCTGATCTACGACTGGCAGGCCGGCAGTTACAGCATTGACCTGCCCAATGGCAGCCGCGCGACCATCGCGGTCGGTGGCTCGCAGTTTGAAGTGACGCCGGCTGAAATCCGGGTGACGGCCAGCCAGATCACCCTGGCGGGTGAGGTGAGCATCGACGGCGCGCTGAGTGTATCCGGCGACATCACCGGCGCCGGCACGATCATGGACGCCGGGGGCAACAGCAGCAATCACTCGCATTGAGTGAACATTCACCTTCAGCCCGCCGCGTGCGGGCTTTTTCATGTCTGGAGAAAAAGCATGACGAGTAAAACCAAGGACGTATCGGTAGCCAGCGATGAGCCGATCCCGGCCACGCCGGCCGCACTCTGTACCTTCCGCGACACGCTGTATACCTCGCGGGTACTGGTCTTGCTGGAGGCCGGGCGCACCTTGAAAGTGGAAAAGAGTCAAGTTGCGGTGGCGTCGGAGGACACGGTCGCGCTCGAGTATTTGCAGGGTCGCAAGGATTTTGTCGCGGTCGAGGGCTGATTCAATGATCGGGATGATCGGACTGGATCGCCGCACCGGCCAGCTGATTTCCGGCCTCGATCACCTGCGCCAGTCCATCGAGGACATCTTGTCGACGCCCTTGGGCAGCCGGCGCATGCGCCCGGAGTACGGCAGCAAGCTGCGGCGCTTTGTCGACCTGCCGGTCAATGACGGCTGGAAAAGTGCCGTGCAGGCGGAAGTGGCCAGCACGCTCGGGCGTTGGGAGCCTCGCCTGAAACTCGGCCGCGTGCGCGCCGTGGCCATTCTCGACGGGCGTATCACCTTTGAACTGACCGGGCAGTACCTGGGCAGTGACGTGACTCTGGAGGTGTCCGCATGACCATGGAACTGGCGGCCCTGCCGCCGCCGCAAGTGCTGGAAGACCTCGACTTTGAGGTGGTCTATCAGGAGAAACTGGAAGCCTTCCGCCTGAGCATGGGCGACAACTGGAGCGCGGAGCTGGAGAGTGATCCGGTGCTCAAGCTGATCGAGCAGGCCGCGTATGTCGCGTTGCAGAACCGGGCGCGGGTCAACGACGCGGGCAAGGCGTTGCTGTTGGCCCACGCTGAGCGGGCCGACCTCGATCACCTGGCGGCCAACGTCAACCTGCAACGCCTGGTGATTCAGGCCGGAGATCCGAGCACGGTGCCACCGACGCCGCAGGTGCTCGAAGAGGATGATGCCCTGCGCGAGCGGGTGCAGCTGTCGTATGAGGGGTTGACCACGGCGGGGCCGCGCAACAGCTACATCTTGCACGCGCGCAACGCGTCGGGCCTGGTGGCCGATGCCACGGCGGAAAGTCCGTCGCCGGCCGTGGTGGTGGTCACCGTGCTCAGTCTGGAAGGCAGCGGCGCGGCCTCGCCAGAATTGCTGGAAGAGGTCCGGCTGCACCTCAATGACGAGGACGTGCGGCCGGTGGCCGACCGCCTCACGGTGCAGAGCGCCGTGGTCATCGACTACCACATTGAAGCGGTGCTTTATCCGCAGGCACCGGGGCCGGAAAACGAAGCCTATCTGGCCGAAAGCCAGAAACGCCTGAGCGAGTGGATCAACCCGCGTCGTCGTCTGGGGCTGGAAGTGGCACGTTCAGGCGTCGATGCGCAGCTACACGTTCCCGGCATCGCCCGGGTCGAGCTGCTGGACTGGACCGACATCAGACCAAGCAAGGCCGAGGCCGCGTACTGCACCGGCTACACCGTGACACTGGGGGTCTGACATGAGCAGTCAGCTACCCCTCAATAGCACGCCGTTGGAGCTGGCCGTGGAAGCGGCGAACTACGAAAACACGCTGATTCCGCTGCGCAGTTTGTACAACGCCGACACCTGCCCCGAACACCTGTTGCCGTATCTGGCCTCGGCCTGGTCGGTGGACCGCTGGAACAACAACTGGACCCAGGAGGCCAAGCGCACGGCGATCCGTTCGGCGTACGACGTGCACGCGCGCAAAGGCACCATCGGTGCGCTGCGGCGGGTGGTCGAGCCCTTGGGCTACCTGATCGACGTCGTGGAATGGTTCGACACCGTGCCGGAAGGCGTGCCCGGCACTTTCGCTCTGGAGGTCGGCCTGAATGACGCCGGTATCACCGAGGAACTGTACGAGGAACTGGCATGGTTGATCGACGATGCCCGCCCGGTCAGCCGGCACATGACCAACCTGGCGCTCAGTCTGCAGACCGAGGGGGTGCTGGGCATTGCCGTGTGCGTGCAAGAGGGCGAAGAGATCGACGTGTACCCACCGGCTCCGCAAGACATCGATGTGACCGGCTCTTTTGGCCCGGCGCTCTGCGTCGATGAAACCGATACTTTGGACGTTTATCCCTATGATTGATAAGACCAGTCAGTTTTTTGCCATTCTCACGGCCGTCGGTGAAGCCAAGCACGCCAATGCCATCGCCATGGGCCTGGACTGGATGTTCACCGAGATGGGCTTGGGCGATGCCAACGGTACCGACCCGATTCCCGATCGCCTGCAGACCCAGTTGATCAACGAATGGCGCCGGGCGCCGATCAACCAGATCCGCGTCGATCCGGCCAACCCCAACACGGTGATCACCGAGCAGATCATTCCGCCCGAAGTGGGCGGTGAGTGGATTCGCGAGATCGGCCTGTACGATGTCGACGGCGACCTGGTGGCGGTGGCCAACTGCGCACCGAGCTACAAACCGTTGCTGGACCAAGGCAGCGGCAAGACCCAGGTCGTGCGGATGAACTTCATCGTCAGCAGCTCGGCGAACATCGTGCTGAAGATCGATCCGGCGGTGGTGCTGGCCACCCGCGAATACGTGGACCTCGCGATCAGCGAAGCGCTGGCCAAGCTGGATCACAAACAGTCAGCGCGGGTGGCGGCAATCGCCGCCATTGCCCTGAGCAATGTACAGACTATCGATGACGTGGCCGTGGTCGTCGGTGACCGGGTGCTGGTGACTGCCCAGGCAGAAGCCCAAGACAACGGCCTCTATGTCGTCAGTGCCGAAGGCTGGACGCGGGCCGCCGATGCCGACAACAGCCTGGAAGTGACCCCGGGGTTGTTCATCCACGTCGAGCAGGGCACGACCAACGGCGACAGCCTGTGGCAACTGGTCACCGACGCGCCGATTACGCTCGGCACCACCGGTTTGCAGTTTGAAATGATCGCGGGCGGCAGTGGGGTCGGTGTGGGCACGTTTCGCAGTGTCACCGTCGATGCCCTTGGGCGTGTGATCGCTGGCACCAACCCGACCACCCTGGACGGCTACGGCATTACCGATGCCTTGCCCGTGGACGGTACCGCTGTGGCGGCCACCCAACTGGAAACAGCGCGCTCGCTGGTCATCACTGGGGCGGCCAGCGGTAGCGCGATGTTCGATGGTACCGCCAATGCCGACATAGAACTGATTCTGGCTGACAGCGGAGCTACGGCGGGAACCTATTCCAGCGTCACCATTAATGCCCAAGGTTTGGTGACCGCGGGCGACCAGCTGACTACAGAGGACCTTGGGCTG